TAATGGACTTTGAAACGAGGGCGAATAAAATCGCCCTCGTTTTTTTTTGCTTGTGCTTGAACTGTGAAAATATAATTTTGCTTGCTTGTGCTTGAATTCTAAAAATATTAAGGAAAGCTTTAAATTTTTTCTTCCATAGATCAACACACATTAAGATCTTGAACTTTCTTAATACTAGACTACCCCTTAAATTTGTCCAAAATCAAACTTAATTTTACCCTTGATATCCCTGCGCAGCTGAACTATTATTTTGAAATGAAAGGTAAAAAACAAATGAAAATAAAAAAAGTTAGAAAATCTTTTGTAACATCTGATGGTGTTACAATTTATGGTTTTTCAAATGCTGAAGAATTTAATGAGGCTTTGAAAAAATGGGAAGAAAAAAATGAGAAAGGAAAAAACAAATGATTAATTATAATGTTGTACTGTATGTAATGTTGTTTGTTTATGTTGCGATCATAATTGCTTTCGTGTTGTATCAAATGAACGACCGAAAAAAAGATCGTGAACAATGGTTAAGCGATCAATTAAGTAAATCATTTGAGAAAGGAAAAAACTATGAACGAGATCAAATACGAAAATAAAACAATTAAAATTCCAAAGCCATTTAACGAGTGTGACTTTGGTAAAAACCCATTAGAAGAAATTGAGATTGCTAATAGATTTAGTGGGGAAAAAACTATGCTACCTAATTTCGCTGTTGCGATTTATGATACCATAATGGGTAGTGAGCAATTCAATGATGATGAAACAATGAGGAAAGGTTTAGACTTTTTTATTAAAAACTTTCCTAAACAATATATGGTCCTACTAGATTAACAATTAAGCAAGCGCCCCCATTGTGGGGCGCTTGTTCTTGCGCCTCAATTTTTTTTTCTTACCTTAGAGTATACCGATAGGTATACCTTTATATAATATATTAGAGTACGTAGTCCCTTGTTAATGTTATGATTGATAGAGGTACCAATGTAGGTACTGAATTACTATTGATATTTAATAACGAATACTTTAAATGTAGTAAGGGATCCTAAATCTTTACTAAAGTCAAGGATCAATACAGTCAGACAGCTTAAAATCCTGTTTCATTTATGAAAAAAAATATTATAAAAAATTCAAAGAAAACCCCAAAAAATATTATAAAAAATTTTGAGAGTCCGGACAACGAAAGAGAATATTTATTAGCTGCATTAAAGATTAAACAAAAAGAAAAGGAGTCTCTAGTTCAAAATGACTTCCTAGCTTTTATAAAACATATGTGGCCTGAGTTTATAGAAGGGTACCATCATAAAGTAATTGCAGAAAAATTTAATAAATTAGCCAAAGGCGAAATCAAAAGACTCATTGTTAATATGCCCCCTAGGCATACTAAATCTGAATTTGCTTCTAACTTTTTACCTGCTTGGATGATTGGGAAGAATCCAAAATTAAAAATAATTCAAACGACTCACACAGCAGAACTAGCTGTAAGATTTGGTCGTAAAGCTAAGAATGTAATTGATACTCAAGATTACCAGGAAGTATTTAAAACCAGACTACAAGAAGATTCAAAAGCAGCAGGAAGGTGGGAAACTGCCCAAGGCGGTGAATACTTTGCGGCTGGTACAGGTGGAGCTATTACAGGAAGAGGTGCTGACTTATTAATTATTGATGATCCTCATAAAGAACAAGATGCTTTAAGCCAAGATGGTTTTGATAAAGCTTATGATTGGTATACATCAGGACCACGACAACGTTTACAACCAGGTGGTTCTATTGTGGTTGTAATGACTCGTTGGTCGACTAAAGATTTAACAGGTCGATTAATCCAAGCACAAAAAGAAGTTAAAGGAGATCAATGGGAGGTTGTTGAATTTCCAGCAATTCTTCCTAACAATAAACCTGTATGGCCAGAGTATTGGAACATTGATGAATTAGAAACTCAAAAAGCATCTTTACCTGTTAAGAAATGGAATGCGCAGTTTATGCAACAACCGACTGCGGACGAAGGTGCTATTATCAAAAGAGAATGGTGGAGAGATTGGGAACAAGATAATCCTCCTAAAGTTGATTATATTATTCAATCTTATGATACAGCCTTTTTGAAAAAAGAATCTGCTGACTTTTCTGCTATTACAACCTGGGGCGTGTTCCGCGATGATGATAACGGGCTTCATTTAATCTTGTTAGATGCTGAGAAAGACCGGTACGAGTTCCCTGAGCTTCGGCGTGTGGCTCATGAATCCTTTCTGTTCTGGCGTCCTGATATGGTCTTAATCGAGGCCAAGGCATCAGGGATACCTTTGACCCATGAACTAAGAGCTATGGATATTCCAGTTGTGAACTTCACTCCTTCTCGAGGAAACGATAAGCACGTTCGAGTAAATTCAGTTGCACCTTTATTTGAAAGTGGTAGAATATGGGCTCCGATGCATAAACAATATGCACAGGAAGTAATTGAGGAATGTGCAGCATTCCCTAATGGCGATCACGATGACTATGTGGATTCGATGACTCAAGCCGTAATGAGATTAAGACAAGGAGGATTTTTAAGACACCCCGAAGATGCAAAAGAAGTTACAGTTAAAGGATCAAGAGTCTACTACGGTTAGGCGATTAACGAGAACGGTTCCCCCTAAAAGAGGACCCGATCCTCAGGGGTTGAATGTTCCTTTAAAACAGGTTACAACTATCAAACTGGAGAAATTAAATGGCAGAGCAAGATAACATCGACAAGGCGTTGCCTAATGTCGAACAAACCGTATCGTTACCACCTGAAGAAGAAATCGTAGAAGCACAAGAAACGATTGAAGAATCAGCACCCGGTGAACCTGAAGTTATCGAACAAGAAGATGGTTCGGTTGATATTAATTTTGAACCAGGGGCCGTGAACCAGGCAGGCACTGAAGATCATTACACAAACTTAGCAGAATTATTACCCGATGATGTTTTAGACAAAATCGGTGGAGAACTTTTTGGAGATTATACTGAATATAAAAATTCTAGATCCGAGTGGGAACAAACCTACACTAAAGGTCTAGATCTTTTAGGTTTCAAATACACTAACCCGTCGCAGCCTTTTGAAGGGGCTTCGGGCGCTACGCATCCTGTCCTCGCTGAAGCTGTAACTCAGTTTCAAGCAGGTGCGTACAAAGAATTATTACCCGCAGATGGTCCTGTAAGAACACAAATTCTTGGAGCGATTAATCAACAGAAACAAGAGCAAGCGACTCGGGTTAGAGATTTTATGAATTATCAAATTATGGATCAAATGAAAGAGTACGAACCTGACTTTGACCAAATGTTATTCTACCTCCCTCTCGCAGGCTCTGCTTTTAAAAAAGTTTATTATGATGAACTTTTAAGTAGAGCCGTTTCCAAATTTGTTCCTGCGGATGATTTGATTGTTCCTTACACAGCAACAAGTTTAGAAGATGCCGTTGCCGTGATGCATACGGTTAAGATGTCGGAAAATGATTTAAGAAAACAACAGCTCTCTGGATTCTATTTAGATATCGATGTTAAACCAGGCTATGACTCAGAAACACCCGTTGAGAAAAAAGAAAGAGAACTTGAAGGGATTCGTAGATCAGGTCGAAATGATGATGTCTTTAAATTAATTGAATGTCATGTTAATCTTGATCTTGATGGGTTTGAAGATAAAGATGAAACAGGCGATACTACAGGAATTAAACTTCCTTACATTGTAACCATTGATGAGGGTTCAAGAAAAGTTTTATCGATTAAAAGAAACTTCAAAGCAGACGATCCACTAAAACAAAAAATCCAATATTTTGTCCACTTTAAATTTCTACCAGGACTTGGGTTTTATGGTTTTGGTCTGATCCATATGATTGGTGGTCTCTCCAGAACAGCGACAACAGCGCTACGCCAATTACTTGATGCGGGTACATTATCCAATCTACCCGCCGGGTTTAAACAAAGAGGAATAAGAGTTCAAGATCAAGCACAATCTATACAACCAGGAGAGTTTAGAGATGTAGACGCACCTGGAGGAAATATTAGAGATGCTTTTATGCCTCTACCTTTTAAAGAACCATCAGCAACGTTATTACAATTAATGGGGGTTGTGGTTCAAGCAGGACAACGATTTGCATCGATTGCAGATATGAATGTTGGTGACGGTAACCAACAAGCAGCCGTCGGTACAACTGTTGCGCTCTTAGAAAGAGGTTCTCGTGTGATGTCTGCTATTCACAAAAGACTCTATGTAGGTCTTAAAAATGAATTTAAATTATTAGCCCATATCTTTAAAACGTATTTACCTGATGAATATCCTTACGATATTGTAGGTGCACAAAGAAATATTAAAGTTCAAGACTTTGATGACAAGATTGATATTGTTCCTGTAGCAGATCCTAACATCTTTTCTCAAACACAAAGAATTAGCGTAGCTCAAACTGAATTACAACTTGCACAATCTAACCCTGGAATGCACAATATGTATGAAGCGTATAAACATATGTATCATGCGATTGGAGTTAAAGATGTTAATCTTATTTTGCCTCCCCCTCAGCCACCAACACCCACTGATCCTGTAACAGAAAATATGATGGCTTTAGCAGGAAAACCTTTTCAAGCTTTTCCTAAGCAAGATCATCGAGCACACATTGATACTCACTTAGCCTTTATGGGAACGAATATGGCAAGAAACAATCCCATGATCCTTGGTTCTTTAGAAAAGAATATTTTTGAACATATTAGTTTAATGGCTCAAGAACAGGTAGAACTAGAATTTAGAGATGAGTTTGTAAGATTCCAAGAAATTCAAAAGAATCCTGCAGCCGTTCAACAGAACCCACAACTACAACAAGTTTTACAACAGTTTAGTATTAAGGTCGAAGCAAGAAAAGCTAAGCTCGAAGCTGAGATGATGAATGAGTTCTTAAAAGAGGAGAGAAAAATTATGGGTGAATTTGGTAATGATCCTATTGCGAAGTTAAGAGCAAGAGAACTTGATCTTAAAGCAATGGATGATGCAAGAAAAGTTCAAGAAGGACAAGAGAAAATTGATCTTGATCGTATGAAAACAATGATGAATCAACATACTCAACATCAAAAACTTGATCAAAATGAAGACTTAGCTCATTTAAGATCAGATACCTCTTTAGAGAAAACACAGATGACTATTGACGCCAAGCAACAATCTGATAGATTCAAACAAAGAGATGTAAGGATCTTGAAAGGTCCTCGTAGATAGGGTATATAAAATATTATGACAAGTTATAATTCAACAGCTAGAGTACCCTTCGCTAAAGGCGGAAAGGTAGATAAAAAACCGATTAAACCTAAAAGAATTATTTTGTGGAAAGGTAAAGCTAAAGATTGGCCGGGTGCTCAAAAAGCTAAAGAGAGAACTGGAAAAAATCAAGGTGGAAAGATTGGCCAAAGAATTAAAAGTAAAGGTAGAAGATTAGATGAAAAACCAAAAAAAGGTTCTTCAGAATATGAAACATGGAAAAAGAAAAAAATAGATGAAATTCGTCACGGTAAAGGTAAAAAATTACCAGGGTATAGAGATAGAGCAAACACTGTGCCAATTGTTTTTG